CTCACGCATCTCTCACCTTGACGAGATGGGTTTGTACCTACAATCGCTCACCGGAAAGATGGCAGCGTCTCACCAAAAGGACATCATCAAGACCTTGCTTGAGGTCTACTCCAGCAGCAACGGCACCTATCACGGTCAAGAATACGCCGACAACAAAGATCGCAAACGCTTTGACATCAAGCAACCGAACTTCAACTTCTTCGGCACTACGACCCCTTCGTCGCTGACCAAGGCTCTTAACTTTGAGATGCTCGACAACGGCACCATGAGCCGCATCTTGCTTGTGCCGCCCTTTGAAGAATACCCCGACAGTCAGATCCCCGAAGCGGGGGAAAACCCACCCGAGGAAATTCTCAACGACGTAACCGACGCAGCCTCGGTCGTCCCAGCGGGCATTGGCAATCTCACTAACCTTCAGCACGTTGCATCGTCAGCCGTCGTGCCCGTAATGATCAAATGGGAAGACACCGCCTTTGACGAATACAACAAGCTCAAGGAATGGCAGATTGAGTGCGCCCGTCGCAAGGACTATCTCTGGGTACGCTTCTCAGAAATCGCACTCAAGATCGCCATGATTGAAGCCATTGCCCGTAACCCTGTCAGCCCCGTCGTGAGCTTCGACATCCTCAAGATGAGTGCAGAGTTGGCACGTTGGTCGTTTAACTTCACGGCAGAGCTACTCCACAAGGAAGTCGCGGAGAACGATATTGAAGCCGCGCACAAGAGAATCTTGAAACTTATCCGTGACTCGGGGAACGACGGCATGAGCAGCACTCAGCTTGCCAAGGCGTGCCAAGGATTGAAGGCACGGGACCGGAGCGAGTACCTTCAGACGCTATTGGAATCCGGCGACATCGTAGAAGAAATCATCAAGGCCAATGGCCCCGGGCGTGACCGCCGCGTGTACAAAAGTCGGAGATAAAAAAATGCCCCGAGGAGAAAATCTCAACCCGGGGCGAACTCCCTAACAGGAGATAGCACAATCAGACTGTATCCGAACGGCTACAGTTTCTCAAGTTCCTCCGCTGCCCGATTGGCATACCACGCCGCCTTACGCAAGTCCTGTGCGTACTTACCCTTCTTCGGGCGGCTCGCGTACTTGATGATGTTCCCCGCGCAATAGGCGACGAAGCCCTCCTTGCCAAGAGCCGCACGGATGTAGTCAATCGTCTCAATCCCTTCCTGCTGGTAATGAGCAGGATGATTGACCGGATCACTCATCGGCCTTCGCCTTCTTCTTGCGCTTCTTCCGCCGCGCCTCGACCATCTTCTTGTAGTGCTCGGGGCTACGTCGTTTCTTTTCACCTTTCGCTGCCTTGCCGCCCTTGCGGCCAATCTCAGCGAGGTATTCTTTAATCTGACTTTGCATTCAACTTTCCCTTTACTTCTAACAATTCTTTTCGTAGCCGTTCAATCTCATCGGCTGCGTCGTTTACGATCTGCCCAAACGGCAAGAACTCATTCTCGTTAATGATGATCTGGCATTCCCTGTCGATCAGCCGCAGGTCGTCAACGAGATCTCTGAGCTTCATCGGCTAACTCTTGCATCATTTTGACCTGCGCCTTGAGCGTCGTAATCTCTTGCTCAAGTATCGACGCCTCAGTCCACATGCTTCTTAGGCGCATCGTAGCCAATGCGTCCTGCACCCGCTTATTCTGTTCCTGCCCGTAGCCCCAAGGTGCCCGTTCCATTTCTTCTTTCCACGCCCCCGGAGGGGATATGTTATCGTACATAAAGCAACCCTCTTGTGTTAAGTTTTAGTCTCTGTCGATCAGTATCAAAAGCAAGTACAACAAAACAGCATCAATTAATTCACCGCCCAATAGCCACGATGCGGCAACGCATACCGCAGCCAACGCAACGGTCGGGAACCAACTCACGACCTGTTCTTCATCGTGTGTATCTCATAGGCTACAGCTTCAATCTGTGGCTTCCACGGCGCAATCACGTTGCCTCGGGGGAAGATCTTCACAGATGGATACCAAAGGCTATGACCCTCTGAGTCCTTGTTGCCCCAGTACCACAGCTTGTTCGCATCCATCAGCATGACGGGTACGCCGATGCCCCCGGCCATGTGAACCGTAGAACTGCTGATCGACACGATGACATCGCAAACGCTACAAAGCGCGGCAAGACCATCCAAGTCCTTCCAGTTGTCTACGCTTGACTGAAGGATCTTGATACCCGACTTCTCCTCAAAGTCTGCAATGTCCTGCTTCACATGACCGTATTGCAGATTGACAAAGCGGACACCCTCCATCGACAAGATCGGCAGCATGTCCGTCAGCGTCATGCTTTTGTGCGGACCAATCTTGATGGCCGCGCTGACCCAAGAGATGCCGACCACAAACTCGCCGTTCTTGATGCCAAGTTCTTTACGCAGTTCAACCACCCGCTCCGGGTCGGGCTTCAGAAAATTGCGCTTGGCATAAGTCGGGATGTCCCGCAGCTCGCCAATGAGCGATGCCCCAAGACTCGCAAAGGGAATCTGCGCATCGTGCTTGTCCGCCGGGACCTGCGAGTTGTTCGGGATGAACTCAATGTCCGGCATTGATCGCGAGAAAAGCGGAATCAATCGCGGCTCGACCATCGCTGTTACCTGCTCGGACAAAGCGCGAACAGCCGGGAGCAACGACGCATAGATCACTTGATCCCCGATGCCCTGCTCGCCCCAAACAAGGACGCTCTTGGCTCCGCTTGTCTTCGTCCACTCGGGCTTGTTCGTTGTCAGTCGCGGTGATTTAAATCGCTCGCTCTGCCACCGGGTGTGATAGTTCGGCCACCCCGTCTTGAAGTCGCCCATCTGTAGCGCAAGCAGCCCCAAGATCCAGTTGGAGTTCGGGTCGTCGGGTCTAAGTTCTTTCGCAGCCTTGAAGTCTTCCAGCGCCTTGTCCCATTGCCGCAGCTCCCAGTACGCCGCCCCACGCTGCATGTGCGACATGTGGTACTTCGGGTCAACCTTGAGGGCAGCGGTCTGATCCGCAATCGCTTCTTCGTACTTTTGCAGTTCGTTATGACACATGCCCCGGTTGTAAAAGTCTTCCGCTAACGTGTTATTGGCTTCGGTCAAGAGCGTGTAAGACTTAATCGCCTCGCGAAACCGGCCCATCGTTTGAAGGAGCTTCGCCTTGGCACGGTGCAGAATCCCACTCGTCGGATGCTTGGCGATGCCGTAGTTGCATAAGTCCAACGCATCGTCATACCGCTTGGCTTGAAAGCGTTTCTCAACTTCCGCAATGATTTCTTTCTTGGTCAATTTCATATCGTTGCCGCAATGCGGTTCCATTCGTTGGCGTATTCGACATTCTTATAGTCCATGAACCATGGACCGCCACGGGTGAAGTGCACCGCCTGTGGATTCGGGCAGTCGTTACTCGTGTACCAACCTTCTAGGTAATTCCAAGTGATGGGCAGGTCGCCAATCACATCGTCGGTCAGCCATTGGAACCGATGCAGGAACATACCAGTTTCCCTGTTCACGACCTCCGGAGTCAACGCCTTGACTTGTGGGTGCGCACAGTTGATAAGCATCATCGAAGACCAGTTCTTTCGGGGATATTGATGTTGCGGCTTGTTGTCCATTTTGACGGCCTCGGTAGGCCGATAGTCGTGCTTTACAAGCATGCACGCTTTTGTCCGGTCGGCGTGATCAAGCAGTCCCGCAACGTCCCCGCGAAACAAAAAATCGCAGTCTACAAAGACCGCCCAGCCGGTGTACCCCGCGAGATATGGAGTCAAGAAACGGCTGAATGAAAACTCAGTCGATGACATCGTATCCACAGGCCGCGTATACACCCGCTGCCCACGCAACTCGTACTGCTTGATCGGACGCACATCCGTCAAGATTGACGCATGCTTTTCAATGCTGCGCTTGCAGACTTGATACGCAATATCCTCGCGGCTGTCCCAGCCGACAAAGATCCGCAAGCCTTCGTCACTCATTATCAACCTCTGGCTCCTTCAGAAAGATCACGCTGCTATCAACGGTGTGCTCCTTGTACTTGTCAAGCACCCGCATGCAGTTCTCAATGGTCTGCTCACGAATGAGCACCGCTAACTTGCAAATGATCTGCGCATTATCCCTCGGCAGATTCGCCGGATGCCGGTCGTACGCCGCAGCCTGTCGCTCCACGAAGTCCCATTTAAATACATCGAGCTTGCCCGACTCACCAATCGTGCACCAAACTTCTTCCTCCTGCTTGGCTTCGGGCAGCTTCAGATAATCAAATTCTTCGCTCATCCTTGTCTCCTAAAACGAATTCAGAAACGCTTGCTTACGGGCGGCACCTTTGAAGTGCATGATGTGGGGGACATGCCCCTCGGGGGACTTGTCGGGCAAGCAAGCATAGTCGAGCTCCTGCATCTCGCCCACCATCTCGGGGTACAGGATCTGCGAATACACCTTGAGGGCTTCTTGATCGCCATACCATGACCGCAAGTTCCGGTTCATTAGCCCCATCAAAAGCGTCATGGCTTTCCACGCATGGTAGTTCTTGGTCACAGTCGCGCACCCAAGGTACGGGTACAACACCCCAAGCGGTATCCCGTCATACTGCTTAAACATCCCATCGCGCTGCTTGCCGTTGAACCCCGCGTCCCGATCAAACGAGCGGCGGCAAAAGATCACCTCGCGCTCTGCCAATAACGCAGCCGGGTTCACAGGCAACAAGAACAGCATGTCCGTATCAATGTACATCGCAGGGCGCGTGATCTTGGCTTCGGCAAACGCCCGTGTGCGCCAGTACATCATCTCCGATGCGTCACCCTTGCTGCGCTTGACCTCGTTGACCCCTTCAACATTGGGCGTCGCCTCGTCGGTACACATCACGACTTCCGCGCTCGGCATTACAGACTTCAGCGAATGCACCATCTTGGTCGGCATCGACAGGTCCGCGCCCACATGAAAGAACACAAATAGATTCATCATTACACCTTCAGAAAAAGTCCTTGGCCGGTCGGGAGTTCCAGAATATTCTCCGGCTTGTCCGATAAGAATTCCCGATGCGCTTCAGCCGATTGCCGATAACGCCGAAATCCAAAGTCATCAAACACCGCGACCGCGCCACGCTCCATCCGTGCGTACACCTCGGGGAATACATGCGCCTCGGCTTCGGCGTAATTTAAATCAATGTGCGCAAAGCAAATCCGATCCGGCAACGCAGCCGGAATAGTCTGAGTCACATCCCCCGCCACCACGACAGGGCGGTATGCCTTCAGCCGCTTCTCGACTACCGCTGCCAAGTCGGGGCCGTGCGATGCCTTGCGGGATTCCTCGGGCGCGTGATCAAAGAAGTCAAAGACGTAAAGGTTACGCCCCAGTACCTCGGGATTATTGTAGTTACAGAAAACCTTGGTCGTCTTGCCATCGTAACAACCAATGTCCACCACATCCCCGGCGACGTTTAAACCTTGGTTCAACGCCCAGCACAGGTTATAGATGCGCCACATGCGAGCGCGGAGGGTCGTGTCCTCGTTGAACTCGCTGAACGCTGCTTGAAACCGCTCGTCAGTCAGAAAGAACAGATTGCGAAACCATACCAAAAGATCATCGTGGAAGGTCGCGTGACCGTGAGCAGTATTGATCTGCAAGTCCTTGGCGATATGACTTACCGCAGCCGCAAAGGATTTAAACCGCTGCTCAGAATCAAAGAGAAGCTGGTAGTCCTTGTTCAAGAAGGCGGCGACGGGGAGGGTCACACCGGCACCTTGTAGTAGCTGATGACCAATTTAAATGCGTCCATGTGTCGCTTGATCTCGGCAAGATCCGTTGCCCTGTTGGTGTGAAAGAACATGATCTTGTTGTTCTTCTTGCGCTGCTTGTAAGACAGGTCAAGTCCCTTCAAAGCGTGCTGCAACTGAGCGAGCGTCACTTGCTCTGTGATGTCGGCGTCGATTTCAATTTTCATATTTCGTTTACCCACAATGCTTCTTGACTCACTTTGCCACCTCTTTTGCTTTCATTTGCTTTGATGTTCATAAAAGGTTTAAACGGTAGCCAAGTTGCTCCGACGTTTTCGCAAACCATGACTTGACCTTTACGTTCTCGACACCAATCACCCAAATTCTTAAAGTCATCTGGTTGTGTCGGATAGTGCTTCCCCGCTCCAATGTAAGGCGGGTCTATAAACCATGTTGCTTCTATGTCTGGTGCATCGGTGTAGTCGCCTTCAATGAACTGCCAATGGCGAATTCGATCCACTTGACTAGCAACGCGCTCTCGTCGTTCTTCGCTCCAAAACTGAGACATGACCTTTCCAGATCTCATCCAAGCAGAAGGAGATCGACACGGTGCCGTTGCTCCTTTGTTTAAATTCCACCCAATCAAATATCGCGCTTCTTCACAAACAGATAAGTCATCGACCGTCTGTCCCGCTTGGAGCAACGGCAGGTCACGAACTTCTTTTGCAGTTACGCGCAACAGGTATCGCCACGTTGCAGCCACTTTTGGATTTTTTTCCACAAGTATAATTTTCCTTTCTGAATACCGCAGTGCGTATCCCGCAGCCCCAGCAAACGGTTCTATGATCGTTTCGTGTATTGGATACGGATAATGTAATGCAGCACGGTATTTGCCTCCGTAGTAAGTCCAAAACGGTTTAATGCTCACACCAACGCCACCGCCAACGCCCACCCCGCTGCAAACATGATGATGCACAGAATGATCTCACCAATGGTGCGTTCGCCTTCTTGATGCTCAAACTCCAAGCGCATGCGCTCCTTCTCCTGCCGCAGCAGTTCAATTTGATCGTTTAAACGATCCACCATGTACTCTTTGTGGTTCACCAGTAGTCTCCATACTTGGCATTGGTCTGCTTGCCACGCGAGCAGCGGTAATTGGGCGGCGGAACCCATCGCCAATCCGCTTCAGCGAGATGGTGGCCGGTTAAAATTAAAAGTTTCTTGATAATCCATTTCACTGAGTTTTCGCTCCAGTAAGTAAATCTGCCGTTGCAACGCTACGATCTGCTCAACCAATCGCTGCCGGTCGGTCTTCGGCAACGCGGCATTGGCAACGCGCTCGTCAAAGTCAATCGGTACGTCTTGCTTCATCGACAAACTCTCCCAATCGCTTAATCAGCTTCCGCATCGCAAAGCTTCGGCGGTATCGCTCCATCTGCTCGGGCGTCACCTTCGAGCGGTAGTTCTGACTCCTCAGAAAAAAGCACCGCCCACGATGTTCCACCCCACAATCGGGGCAACGGGGCGAGGCTTTCGGAGCAAGGCCGTACTGCTCGCGGAAGTTCATTTAAATATCAACCTCGCAAAGTGATCGAACGCCGCCGCATATTGCAGGGTCGTTCTCTGCGCGGCCTTGGCCAGTTCCTGCTCCATCTCCTGCCGCGCCATCTGCTTCTCGTACTCCACAAACTCAGACATCGCCGCATCCAGTTCTTGAATCTGCTCGTCGGTCAAATCGGGCATTTCTTCGTGTGTCATGTGCTTCTCCTAATGCTTATTGTTAACAATCCGCTTGAGTCTATGCCGCTACATAGGGCAACGCAAGCCCCTCATTGAAAATCCGCAGCCGTGGGGGTACGCTAGAACCATGAGCATGAAAGCCGCCGATTTCGTTGGCCTCCTCTTTCTGGCACGGGATGTTGCCCACTCGGTGCATTTAAATACGCCCTCGTATGCCGTTCACAAAGCGACCCAGAAGTTCTACGAGGGGCTTCCAGACCTTGCCGACTCGTTCGCAGAGGCTTGGCAAGGACGGCACGGCCTCATGGGGCCGGTTACCTTGATGTCTGCCGACAAGAACCGCGACCTCGTGGAGTTTCTGGAAGATCAAGTCGAGCAAATTGGCAAGGGCCGCTTCGAGTTCTGTGACCCAGAAGAAACCGCCATCCAAAACATCATCGACGAGATCGTTTCTCATTACTTGAGTGCCTTATACAAGCTCAAGCACCTGTCGTAAGGTAGAAGGCTATTGCGCCGTTAGTCGAAAGAGAGTGTTCGGAAGGATGAGCGCGGTCGTGCATTGATCCCGCAGCCCAAAGCGGGCAAGCGTCTCCCGATCTGGCGGGTAAACCAAAATGTGCGAGAAGTGCGGCGTGAGCTTTTGCAAAAGAGAATAGTTCGCAACGCCCTTTTCCAGCCCCTCAAAGTCATCCAAGGCAAAAAAGGTATCGCGGTGCTTCAGCGTCTTGATTAACTCAATGTCCCCCTCGGGGAGCCGCCCGTCCAGAAAGAACAAATCAGGGGGGGTTTTTTTCAAAACCAAATCTTCAAGCATTTGAGTGCTGCTCTGGCGGGGGTAGCGGTAGACCACCGTAGGCGATGTGGTAAAGGCAGGGTCGTTCTCCACAGGAATATCGTTGTTCCAATCGCAGGTGTAGATCTCTGGCTCCTCCACGTTGGCAAGGGTCATGCCTTCGGAGAGCGCGTAGGTGGAGCGACCGATATACGTTCCCACCTCCACCACCGTCTTGGGCTTAAAGTAGTAGGCCGTAGCCGTCAAAGCCCAGATGGACGAGACAGAGATACTGCCCGTGGGATTCTCGGCCTTGGCCTCCAAGCGGCCCAAGTCATGCGCCATCGCCGTAATCTCGGGACGGACGTACTCCACCATCTGCGCGTTTTCAAAGATGCGCTGCCAGATCATCTGCGACAGGGCCTGTCGGTTTAAATTGAGCGGGTTCACAAGTGCCTCCGAAAGATAAAGACCAAAGCGGCAAAGAGGATGAGCAGGAACGCCATGTTTGCGGCGATCTCGTAGTCGGTGGGGGTCATTCGTCCTCTCCTATTCCGTTAAAAACCGCCCCAAGAGCTTCAGCTAACTTTTCGCAATCCTTCGTCGGCATTTTGAAAAGTGTTGTTTTTTTCGTTGAATAAACAATTTCAATTTCTTCAAACGAATCCCAAATTTCGTCGCAAAACTTATGCAGCTCTTGGCAGTCCTCTTGTAGTTCTTTGTATTCCTCTGTGTCTTCCACGCAGAAATTTTCTGAACGCTCGGTCATGCCTTGGCCCTCTTGCGGGGCTTCGCGCTGCCGTCAATCGTTTCGAGCAGTCTGAGCGCGTCCTTCTTGATGAGCTTCTCCGCGCCAGTTTGCAAAGGTTTCGGAAGTGCGCGAATGATCGACTCGGCAAGTGAAGTCAGAAAGAAAGAGGCATCGTCACGGTTGGTGACAATCGCAGCCGTCGTCAGCAACGCAGCCACTTTGATGTCATTGTCAAGCGAGAGAACGTCGGGGGCGGGTTTGCGGTCGGTGACTTTGCGCTTTTTCATGCGGCTTCCTCCACGCGCAGGGTTTCTTCTTCGTAATCTTCAAGGTCATCAGTCAGATCGACGGTAAAATCTTCGTGCGCTAAAACATAGGCGGTATCCTCATCCTCCGCTTCAACGCGCAAAGTCTTTACCACCGTCGCTCGAATCGTTACGTTGTAGGCTTTCATGCGGCCTCTTGCGGGAAATCCGCGTCAATGGTTTGCAGTTGGTACTCGTAAGCCCAATGCCCATTGTTCAAGTCATAAACAGGCTTGCCGTTCTTCTCGCCGTTGCCGGTAATGGTGGCCGCGACAGGTGGGCGGGTGCCCCAACCTCCAGACCACATGACTCGTTGTCCAATCTCGTATTGGTAGTGCATCTCATGTCTCCTGTTGTTTAAATGTCGGCTCCGTAGCCGGTATCGGTTCAACCGTTGCCCCTTCGGGTAGCGGGCGTGTGGTGTCGTTGCAGTAGGCGATCAAATCGGAGAGGCGCTTTGTGAGCTTGGCCTCGTCCTTGGTCGGCTTGCGGGTGGGCTTGCGCTCAAAGCGCGGCGGGGGGATGAGTTCCATTTAAATCTCCTCCCCGTTCTCATCGACCTCGGCGTAGTTGGTGTTCTCGCAGTAAGGACAGACGTTGCCCTCAAAGAGCGTCACCCATTGACGACCGATGCCGTAGTCGATGATTTCTCTCTCGACAATGTGCTTTGGCTCGTCGAATTGGCGGGAGCAGTTTGAACATTTGTACATTGTGCTATCTCCGTTGCGGTGGTCCTGGCCTGGGTCAGTCCCGCAGCCGGACGTTGTGTTTAGCGAAAAAAACCTCGCCCCGATCACACTCAACCAAGTACCGCTTGGCAGTCTCCCGAATGATTGTTCCGGCTACCCAACAGTCCGGCGACCATGTGTAGCGAACCCAAACTTTCGTTCCCTTGGTGAGTGTGTTCGTTGTGTTCATGGGTCTAGTATAGCAAGCCGCTTGAGTTAGTCAAGCATCATCGAAATCGTTTAAACCTTTGGAGAGTAGGGGCGGGGTTGGAAGTCCCCCGCCGCCGTGGGTTAGGCCGCTTCGGTTTTCTGCGACTCCGCGACATCTGCCAGTAATTGCTCAATGAACTTGACGCAATCGGGGTGGCTCGTGATCGCCTTGGGCGTCACACTAAACATCCCAACGGGGGCGGGTTCTGCACCCTCATCCCATTGAATACCGCCAAACTCACCTGCTCTTACCGCGCCGTTTTTGCCGTAGACGCACATAACGGTGACTTTCTTGTCGTTGCCGTAGCCGTTCTCGTCGGCAGCGTTTCGGATTGCGGTCATAGGGTCAGTCGCCTTTGCCCATGCACCGTATTGACCCGCCGTCACCGCCAAGAACGTAAAGCCGTTCGACAAGACATGATCGAGCTTTGCCATGTGTGCTATCTCCTTAGGTTGTTATAGAACCCTTGCCGCTAGGGGTCGGGATAGGCCATCAGCCTATGTATTCATTTTAGCAAGCCGGTTGCGTTAGTCAATAGCAAAATGACCGCAGGATGGTCGTCGATGCAGATTGTCACGTTGTATTTACACCACATCGTGTTGTTTAAACGCAACAACCTGCATTGAGCGGTGGATGCAAACTAAAAAGGCAAGTTCAGCCTTTGCTTCATCTCCAGATCGTTTAAACGCTTTTCAATCGCGCTCAGACGATCCGTAATCTCAACTATTTGTTGGGGCAGGAAGTCTTTTGCAGAGCGCGAATATCCCAGAGGGACAGGCGTTCCCCTTGGAATTGAGATTCTGCCGTGAACGCTGCCGATCAAATTACCGTTGCGGATATTCCCCGCAATCGCAGCGCGACAACTCGTGAGTGAACACTTGATCCGCGCATTCTTCGAGCCGTAAACAAAAATCTCATTGGCAGAGGCCGTGCCACCTAAATCCCGCACAATCTCAACGTAGATGTTTGGCCTTCCTCGTGCGCTCATCGTACGCCCTCCAACTGTTCGCGCAGCCTCTTGTTTTCTTCCTCCAACTTGCCGACCTTTGTTTCCAACACGCGAATCTTGATCGTCAGCTCGCTAATCGGGTCAAACCCAAGGCGCGTGGCCTCGTACTTACCGTTGACCTTTTTTGCTCTGCCGTGAGCCACTTGACGGTCGAGCGAGAGACGGCACGATCCCCGATCCCCCTTTACGGCCTCGCCAAACATCTCCCGCGCTTTGTCGTGGATCTCTCTGACCGTTGCCAATGAATCGAACTGAAGTAAGGCTTCCAAGTAATAAGACGTATTCGCCACGTTTAAATCCTCCGAGGTAGTAAACAGTCAGCGGCAAGGATACAGAGACAAAAATTCATTGTAAAACTTTGATTGCTAAATTTGCTTTGCTTTTTACGATGAATTCTTGCTTTCGTTCATATTTCTTGCTTTTGGGCCTTTTGCATGATCGACGCATTCGTATGTCCTCGTAATTTAAATTGAAATTTAGAAAAATTTTTTCTCACCTTTCAAATTCTTTCTTGCATACGATATACACACAAACTCACTCAAAAGTGTTGCTACGCCGCCACAGAGGGAGGCACACACTCTCTCTTGTAGAAAGATATATAATAAAAAAATATAATCTTTATAAGAGAGGGGCTGTTTTTGAAATCAAGGGGTTACGAGCGCAAATATGAGATGATAAATTTCATTTGCCCCCTTTTGAACTTTTGAAATAATTTGCAGGATAGTAAACGAATGATATGATGCCCCTAGTTCGGGTGGGTGATCACCCCTAGGCTACGGGCTAACACGATGGAGCGCGTAAAGATGACGGAGAAGGCGAGAGAGGCAATTTTAGAGGCTACCCCTATGGCGGGTAGCGGGTCGGTTAGTTTGGACGCTATAAAGCCTTCAGAATTGCCCGCGCCCCAAGTAGCAAAGCCTTTAAACGACCAGAAGCGACACCCCGACCCTACACTAGCGGCGACGATTGCCACGATGAGTTTGGCGGGCTTCACCATCCCCCAAGTCTGTGCGGCTCTACGCATCAGCGCGAACACGATCACCGACCACTACGACCACGAAATGAAACACGGTCGTACCAACATGATGACGCAGGTGGTCCAGTCCCTCGCGCAACGCGCAATCGGTGGGAGCGATACGGCAGCGATATTCCTAGCGAAAGCGCGTTTGGGCTGGTCAGACCGACAACAGGTCGAGCTAACAGGCGCGAACGGCGGCCCCATCGAAATCGAACACAGGGCGGCAATCCTTACGGGCCTCGCAGGTGCGCTGGAAAAGGGCATAACGATAGACAGCGAGGTCGAGGACGAAAAAAGGGCGGGTTAGCAGTCCCCGCCCGATAGCACTCGTTTAAATTGTTTTTAGGCTGCGGGCTTTTGAAGCTCAGTGGCGCACGGAGCGCAGTAAAAGGCGCGAAAGGCGGGGCCGTTAAAATCGGCCCATGATTCCGCTATGGGGTGCCATTCGTTGCAGCGAGAGCAGATCAACTGGTGCTGCGTGTCCCTCTCTGGGCAGATTGGGGCAACGGGCGCAAGGTTGTGGGCGTTCATGCGGCCTCCGTTGCGCTGGTCACGACAACAGGCGGAAGCCAGCCAGACTCGCAAGTCCAATAATAGTCCCCGCCGAATGAGCCGCCATGATAGACACCGTTCCACCCTAAACGCTCCGCAAGTTTTTGCGCGGCTCGGGCGTGGTCCTTCTCAACGTCTAGCGAATAATTGCGCGGGATAGTCAGCGAGCCGCCCTCACACTTGGCGATAATGCGCGAGCCGCGCACGTTAGACGGGCCGTGGTATCTGGTTCGTATTGCTTGCATTGTGCTATCTCCGTCTGTGTTATTTGGTAAGCAGCGCATTGACCGTTGCAACATAAGCGGGAAAGTTTGCGTCAATGTCGCAATAAAGGTCGGAGGCATCGTCCATCGACAGACGGCGTTGTGCTTTTTCAAAGGCTAACCCGATTGATATTTCCATGCGGTCAGCGGGTGACAAGCTCGCACCGTTACCGTCGCGCAATAGTCGCGCCGCGTCGTACTTGATTTCAGAAAGCATCCATTCCTGAGTCATTTGTGCTATCTCCGGTGTGTAAGTTTTTTTATTGCTTTGCTGCTAATGCTTTCAATTCGCCAATCATTTTTTCGCGGATAGCGTAGTCGGGGATAACGCCGAAACTACTGATAGTGCTGTTGTAGTCATAAAACCGCATAACGTCGCGTTGATTTAAATCGCAAGGTGCTGCTGTGACGTATTCCAACCCGCGATCAATATCGACAAAAAGAACGCGACCACAGTCGAGCTGTCCTGCTGCAATTCTCTGACCGTTCTTGCTGTATTCGCGGCCTGTGTTGAAGCTAATTGTTTTCATCTGTGCTATCTCCGTCGTGTTGTGTGTTTTCTCGCCAGCCCCGATTAAAGAACAACCCGCTTGCGTTGTCAAGTGTTTTTATTTATGCGCGACCAACAGGCGGTCATGTGCCGATTGCTGCTGTCGCTGCTACCGCTACCGCTACCGCTGCAACTACTGGCGCTGTTGTTGCTACCTGTCGTCGCTGTGCTGCTGCTGTGGCGCTGTCGCAATGTGCGCGAATGGGCGCATGGCCACGGGTCCCTCGCAGGTAGTCGCGACAGGTAGCGAATCGGCGGGCGGTGGCGGGCGGGCGGGCGCGGATTTTGGCCGGTGGGGTCACGGGTCCCATCTGCACATATCACCCCCGCGCACTACTCCCACTTTCGGACGCAACCCCCTTGTGGTACCTTCTGTACATGCTCTACACAGGTGCCGCCCCCCTCCCCCGCCACACGTATGCGTATGTGGAGCCGAATGCTCTAGGGACCCCCGACTGGCTGCGGGTTGCGTGGTTTGGCATCGTGAGCCACCCCGGTCGCACTTGGGGATGCCATGTGATGCTGGAATGCGGGGCGGTATACCGGAACGTGCCGTTGCACCGACTCGCGCATTTCCCCACACAAACACGCTGGGACCCCGCCGACGCACAGACTTGGGATTGTTATGGCATTCACTTCAGCGTGCTGGAATATCCCTTTCTTGAAGGGACCCGTATCAAGACCCGGCTGCGGTCTAAGCTGGAATGCGCAGGCACGTACATGTTTACAGCGATCCCGATGCTAGATGGCTTTAGTGCGGAGCCCGAGCAGAGCAAAGAGTTTTACTTCATCAAACTGGACAACGGGCGCTTTACGGCGCAACCTACGAATCATTTGTTAGTCCAAGACAAATCGTTTATTACGGCTTCGGATTGGCCGAGGCTCAAGCGACAGACAGAAACGTGGAGTGTGGACGGACATGGCAACGAAATCTAAGGTCAACGCAGCGGGCAATTACACAAAGCCCGAGATGCGCAAGAAGCTCTTCAATCAAATCAAGGCATCGGCCACCCAAGGCACCGCCGCAGGTCAATGGTCCGCCCGTAAAAGTCAGTTGTTAGCCAAGAAATATAAAGAAAAAGGCGGCGGCTACCGTGACTAAAGTTTGCACAATGTGCGGAGAAGAAAAGCCTTTTTCCGCATTTCGTTCTCGTGGTGGAGACATGAAGCATTTGCTTAAGAGCCGATGCAATACTTGTCTTTACAAAGAACATCGCAGATGGACCGTTGAGAATCCTGATCGTGTTCGGGAGTACCGAACTAAAGATAGTTGGACGCTTGCAAAAAGATGCGCTCGTCGTGGAATTACTCCTGAGCAGCTTGTTACTGCATACGAACGTCAAGAAGAATGCTGTGCAATTTGCAAAACTGAAATTGAGTTAATTGACAGCGCAATTGACCACAATCATCAGACCGGCGAGTTTAGAGGCGTGTTGTGTAAGCAATGCAATCGTGCTTTAGGAATGTTTAAAGACAGTCCGTTTGTTTTAAAAAACGCCTTGGAATATCTAGAAGCATTTGGGAGTTATGGCGATGCCACTGAAACCGTCGCAAAGATCGCTTAAAGACTGGACCGCGCAAGATTGGCGCACAAAGTCTGGGAAACCCTCGTCTAAAACGGGCGAGCGGTATCTTCCCGCTGCTGCGATTAAGTCGCTCTCCCCGCAGGAATACGCGGCCACGACAAGGGCTAAGCGCGAGGGCAAGGCAAAGGGCCAGCAGTTTGTGAAGCAGCCGAAGTCCATAGCCAAGAAGACCTCGCGTTATCGCTAACATGACCGCTCAGGGACCCCCGCCCTCCCCTACTGCACCGGCTACGGCTGCGCCTCAACAAGAGCCAATCAGCCCCAAGCGCAAGAAGATCCTTGAGGATCTGAACAAGCTCACGACTGAAGAGTTGATTGCGCTGAATGCGCATACGGAGTGGGTGGGTAAAAGACACAAACATCAAGCCCCGCCGCCGGGAAAGTGGACCATTTGGCTCATGCTCGCCGGTCGTGGCGCAGGTAAAACTCGTGCGGCAGCGGAGTGGCTGTGGTTTCAGGCGTATCAAAAGCCCGAAAGCCGGTGGCTTGTGAGTGCGCCGACCTCTGCGGACGTACGTGATACGTGTTTTGAGGGTGATTCGGGGCTGATGAGTGTGATTCCAGAGCGTGTGGTGAAGGAATACAACCGTTCGCTTTCGGAAATTGTGCTCAAGAACGGCTCGCTCATCAAAGGCATCAGCGCCGAAACGCCAGATCGGCTTCGCGGTGGTCAGTGGCATGGCGCGTGGTGCCACCCAGCAGGGACCCCGGTCTTGATGGCAGACGGTAGCGAGAAGCCAATTGAGCAGATCCAAGTAGGCGATGTTGTTCAAACTCGCTTTGGACCGCATTCAGTTACGGCAGCGGGGCTAAGCCACAACCCTGCTCCACTGTACCGTATAAGTTATGGCACGACGAACTTGACATGTACCGCAGATCATCCGATACTGATTGCAGGCCGGGGATGGGTCCCCGCTGAAAGCGTCAGTGCAGGAGATCAACTGTGGATACCATTGAGTTTGACGGACAAATATGGCGTAAACGTAAAGACGGGTATTACAGAAACAGCAAAAAACAATACTTACATCGGTACATTTACGAACAGCATCACGGCCCTATTGCACCGGGCTACGTTGTGCATCATGCCGATCACGACCCCACTAACAACGATGTTTCAAACTTGGTGCTTATGCGACGCTCGGAACATCACAGTCATCACTCAACGGGTCGATCAACGTCTGATAAACAAAAGCAGGCTGCTTCAGCGACTTTTGTTCGCATGTGGCAAGAGTTGGAATTGGACGTTAAAAGCTGCATTGGCTGCGGCCAACAGTTTGAATCTAAGTCTGTACACAAAACTCGCGAATTCTGTTCATCAAAGTGTTTGGAAAAGTGGCGTGCAAATGCTTTCCAGCCTGAAACTCGGCAGTGCGTGGAGTGCAAAGCAGATTACGTGGCTACGCGACGGGTGCAGAAGTATTGCAGCGAGTCTTGCAATCAAGCCGCCGCTACTCGGCGCTACCGGGCAGACCGACCAATACAGCTTAAACGCTGCCAGCACTGCGGCAATGCTTACGAAAGCAAACGGGAAAACGCACGGTTTTGCTCAAGACCCTGCGCCGTTCGCTATCACGGCAAAAATCAACGCCGTCGAAAGATTAAAGACGCGGGAGCCGGTCTATAACCTGACTGTTGATGCGGTAAACGAGTACGTTGCCGGTGGTGTTGTAGTGCATAACTGCGACGAATTGGCCGCGTGGCAGTACGACCAAGAGGCGTGGGACATGATTATGTTTGCCTTGCGTCTTGGAAAGCACCCAAGAATCGTGGCAACGACGACGCCGAAGCCCAAAGCGTTGATTCGCGAGCTCATTGAGCGCGACGGCGACGATGTGGCGGTCGTTCGGGCGTCTACGTACGAAAATATTGCGAATTTGGCCCCGACTTTTCAGCAACAGCTGCTGAAATTTGAAGGCACGACGCTCGGACGACAGGAAATTCACGCCGAAGTGCTCAATCCCGAGGAGCAGGGGATCATCAAGCGCAACTGGATCAAGTTGTGGCCTGCGAAAAAGCCTTTGCCGGTGTTTGAGCACATCGTAATGAGCATGGATACCGCCTTTACCGAGCAGACGCGGGATAAGAAGACTTCCGATGCCGACCCGAGTGCGTGTGTGGTGTTGGGTTTGTTCTATAACGAGGACAAACCGAACATTATGCTGCTGGATTGTTGGGAAGACCGGCTCGGAATGCCCGATTTGATCAAGCGCGTGCACAAAGAGCGTGAGGTTTACTACGGCGACGACAGTCAAAGACCGCTAATTAAGCCGATGATTGGTCCGTCTCGGCAGATGGGGACAGGCCGTAAGCCCGATACCATTGTGATTGAAGACAAGGGCAGCGGAATCTCACTCCGGCAGATGCTAGCGCGGGAAAATATCTTGGCGCACGCGTACAACCCGGGAAAAGCGTCGAAACTCACCCGCCTTCACATGGTTTCGCACTTGTTTGCCGGTGGGATGGTGTGGTTTGTGGAGTCCGAGAAGCGCAAGGGTCAGATTCGCTCGTGGGCGGAGCCGCTTTTGTATCAACTCTGCGCCTTTAGTGGCGAAGGTAGCATCCGCCATGACGACTTGATGGATGCTTGCACCCAAGGTTTACGTTTTCTTGCGGACAAGGATATGATAAGCGTGAGTAAGCCTAAGCCGTTGCAGCCGAGGCTCATTGTTAATTCCCGTCCGAGGATGAACCCCTATGGCGTCTGAGAACGAGCCGCTTGACGAAGCCCAAGAAGAACTTGGGGAGATGTTGGAACTACCTGAGGATGAGATTGCCGAGGTAGAGGACACCGAAGACGGCGGCGCGATTGTGCGTCTGGAAGAGGAATCTGCTCCGGCTGCGGATTCTGAGTTTTATGCGAACCTTGCCGAGTCCATGCCCGAGCGGGAAATGGATCAGATTGCGCAGGATTTGCTTGGGCAAATTGCCAAGGACAAGGAAGCGCGGTCAAAGCGCGATGAGCAGTATGAAGAGGGATTACGACGGACGGGACTTGGAGATGATGCACCGGGCGGCGCTTCGTTTCAGGGCGCAAGTAAAGTCGTGCACCCAATGCTCACCGAAGTCTGCGTGGACTTCTCCGCCCGAGCCGTCAAAGAGCTTTTCCCTCCTGAGGGTCCTGCAAAGGATTACATCTTTGGCACGCCAACCGCTGAAAAGGTAGCGAAGGCGGAACGTAAGACCAAGTATCTCAATTGGCAGTTGACGCAGCAGATGCCCGAGTTCCGGGCGGAGTTGGAGCAGCTTCTGACTCAAGTGCCGCTCGGTGGCGCTCAGTATTTGAAGCTCAGTTGGGATTCCAACAAGAAGCGTCCGACGCCGCTTTTTATTGCGATTGATGATATTTACCTCCCCTTTGCGGCGACGAACTTTTACTCCGCTGAGCGCAAGACGCACGTTCAATACGTGACAGAGATTGAGTATCTCCAGCGCGTGCGTTCGGGGATGTATCGGGATGTGGATCTTCCGCTGGCATCGGTTGAGCCGGAGTACTCCAAGTCTGAGACGGCGAACAACAAAATCGAAGGTCGCAACTCCAACGCCTACAACGACGATGGGCTGCGGACAATCTTTGAGATTTACGTCATTGCCGATTTGGAAGACGAGTACGGTTTAGCGCCGTACATTGTGTCGGTCGATAAGATCACCGGCAAAGTTTTGAGCATCTACCGCAACTGGCGCGAAGAAGACAAGACGCTGGAGGAAATGCAGTG